AGCAGCAGCTAGGCGGTCAGCAATAATGTCAGCACCTGGGAAGTCCATATTTCTAAAGATTAAATCGCCAGCTTGTTGCATCAAATTAGGGTCAGCAGGCAATAAAGCCATCATGTTTTCGACTGCTTCTTGGCGCTTGCTTGAATAGCCAGGGCCTGTTTCCATCACAATGTCATATTCACCGACTGTTACATCGTTTAGCACTTCATAAGTCTGTTTTTCTTCGTTAAAAGTGCGCTGATTTAGCGTTACCAACTCACCTTTACCATCAGCGCCAATAATGCGTAAAACTCGTTCTTCGCTGTAAATATGAGGAATAAGGTCTAAGCAAATACGACCACATTGACGAATAGAACGAGTCAAATTGTCGTAATAATGGAAATTAGTCATGTCCGTTTGGACTTGCATTCCATTGATGGCTTTGCCTGACATATTGCCAGTTGGCAGTTGAGTAGGGTCGTAAATACCGACTACTGCCTTCAAATCCTGATTTAAGCCTTCAAGAGCTGTAACCATTCCTGTTGGAGGTGGTTCAGGCTGAATACGAGTAGGAACTGGCGCTGGATTGCCTTCAGAGTCACGCTGCTTGTAACGCAATACAGGCATTGACTTAATGTTTGCCTGATTCCATTCCATTTCATGACCTTCATCTTGTCCTTCAGCCAATAGGAATTTAGCTTTAGGAGCAAGAGCAACCGATTCAGTAAGCGCTGTTGACCAAAAGTTATACAAACGCTTCTTTTTGCTATCAACAATGAGGGTTTGACCATAGCAAGGAATTACAGGAATAAATCTGCCAATCCAATCTTTTGGCCCTTCTAAAACTTGCATTCCTGTCATCTTGCACCAGCGAATTTGCTTTTTAATGGTTTTACGCTTGGAAACGACATAAACACCAGCATCTTGCATCATGATTTCAGAAGGCTTTTCATCCTCATAGCAAGTTGTGCCATCGGATAAAAGGTAAAGAGTAGAGTCTTTGCGCTCAGTCCAAAAGAACTCCGCAATGCGAATATCTTCTTTCGTAATCCATTCGGATTGCGAATCTCCTGTGCCTCTAGGGGTAAACCCTCCTCCATCATCAGCGCCAGGATACATTTTCCTAAAGGCTTCCTTGCTAATGACTTCAGTAATTAAGACTTTTTCAGCATCAGAGCCATCAGGTTCATTGGAATTAGGGTCAAAATAGACCATAAATGGGTTTTCAATGCGCTTGATGTAGATTTCTTGCTCCATAGAATCAGGTCTTGGATAGTCATGAACGACTCGCCAATAACCCCAACCCATACGAACTGCATAATCAAAAGCATTGTCATAGGCGGAATCGGCATCGGATTGGTTCTCAATATGCCTCAAGATTCCAGTAATAATCTGCGCTTTCTTTTCGTCAGATTCATTATTCATGCCATGAGCAACCATTCTTGGTCGCTGTTGGCGCTGTTGGTTTGCTATTTGTCGGCAATAAGCATCAATCTTATTAATGGTCAAATAAGGGCGAGATTCTAGGGAACGACTATTTTGAATCTCTACAGGCCATTGGTCACCACCAGCGAACTTTAGGTCATCAAGCGCCTCAACACGATTGTTGGAATCATTATCTGAGCAAAAGCGTAAGAATTGCTTTGCAGTTTCGATAATTCCTGATTCGTAATCATCGCCATATTCGGTGGAATAGACACCACCATTGCCTGAGTCGTAAATGCCCATATTATTCCTTTAGCCCATCCAGCTAGAAACACTATAATCCATCGGTTTGCGTTTTACTACTTTTTTCTCTGTGACCGCCATTCCAATATAACGAAAAGCATCAGCTCCATGTGAATAATTATCATGCACAGGAGTCTTGCTAAATTGCTTAGTATCAGGGTCTACATCATAGCGGTAATGCCTTAAACAATCTAGACCAGCAGAGCAATTATTCTTATCAAAGTAGCATGAGTTAAAGATAGTTCTTGCAGCATTAATGGAGTCAGCAATCGGAATGCGCTCTAAGACACGCACATTAAATCCAGCGCCTCTGACAATATCTTCAATGCTTCTGCCTTGACTTGCTAAAGTCTTATTTCTAGCATCATGCGGAAGATAAATGGTGTCATAGACATAGCCAAAAGTCTGCATTTTGCCCAATATTTCGCTCATCGTTGTCTGAGTGGTTTCGTAATAACGGATTAAGCGAGTTTCCATACCGATAAATTGCACGAACCACACCGCAGTTGCATCAGCCCAACCCAAGTCAAATACCGCTATTACAGGCTTAACTGGGTCATAAGGAACATTGGTAATCCGACCATCTTGCTCTGCTCTTTGCATTTCCCTAGCGAATACAGCGCCATCAATAGTTGAGCGAGTAAAGCCTTCCCATACATTCTGATAAGCCTCAAAATCTCTATTTTTTAGCGATTGGCGCTCTAAATCTAAGACTTCAGGAAACCAGGGGTTATCTGACCAATTTACTTTTTGCACCACAGCATTGTCAGGAGGATTTAGAACAAAGCGTTTGTAAGTTTCGTCAGTCGGCAACTCAGGGTTAAAAGTAATCCAAATTTCTGAGTCTTCTTTACGAATAGTAGGAATAAGAATGTCCCAAGATAAGGAGGTCACATTATTAGCCTCCTCTACCCAACAAATATCAATACCTTCTACCGATTTTAGGTTGCTAACATTGTTTTTGATGCCTGCAAAGATAAATTCTGTCCCATTAGTCCCACGAATTGTGGTCTGAGTCATTTCATAATGGGCTTGTAAATTTAAGTTGTAGACTTGGTCGCATAGCAGTTTATGCACCGAATCCTTAATGGAGGTTTGAAACTCACGAGCGCAAAGCACTCGAATAGGCTTTATTACCCCTTTGCAAAGCAAAGCTCGTGCCACCGAGTGCGACTTGCCTGCGCCTCTACCACCAAAAAGCACTCTGTATCGGCTTTTTTCAGGCTCAAATAAGCACTTAAGCTTTTTAGGAAATGGTGGCCAAATGACCCCATCTTTATTCGGTTCTTGGTTCAACATCGTGGAATGAGAACTTGATTTCTTTTACTTCAGAGCCTTCGCCACCGCTAAACTCAGTCACATTGGTTTCTTTCCAACCAGCCCTAGTCTTTAACCAAAATATAGCTGCGCCAACATTACCTTTTTTAGCTTGCTGAAAGAGCGTTCCAGCTATTTGTGCATTGGCATCAATGCGCCCATCCTCTAATTCAGCTTTGTAATGCTTTCTAAGAGTGTCATCGGTAATCTCTAGCTTATGGGCTATATCCACATAGCGAGTTCCCATAGCCGATAGGTTTTTGACCAGCTTTCGGCTATCTTCGGTTGGAATATGCTCAACTCCTTGTGTCATAAGCTATTTATAACTCCGAAAGTATGGCTTTTTTGCCAGTAAAATCTTCCCAGCGCTTTACGATAACATCGCAAAATTTGGGGTCAAATTCCATAATAAATGCTTGCAATCCATGTTTTTCTGCCGCAATCAATGTTGAGCCTGAACCACCAAAATAATCAGCAATAGTTTTGGCTGATACATTAAATCGTTTAATTATCCATTCCATCAATGAAACTGGTTTTTGTGTAGGATGAACTCGATTTGTCTTTTCAGACGCTTGGGTAAATTGACGAACAACACTTCTAAAATTAGCCCATGCCAATTCACAATCGGTTTGATCTGATTGACCATTGTTTTTATCCCAAACAAGCCAACATTCGCTATCAGGCAATACAGAACAGTAATAGTTTGCACCCCACCAAATTTGTTTAGCATCAGGATATAACCCATAAATCAAATTAAATGCGTCTTTTGCCACATCAGGGTTATCATCGCCCATAATGTCTGTTCCATAATTTGCTTTTAATACGGATGATTTACTTACAGCGTTCATGCCATAAGGTGGATCTGTATGAATTAAATCAGGGTAAATACCTATCATTAATTTTTGCACCGCATCAATACTTGTGCTATCACCGCACATAAGCCTATGATTTCCAAGAATATATATATCGCCTAGCTTTGTTTTTGGCTCATCAGGAACATCAGGCACAGCATCTTCGTCTGTTAGCCCTTCAACTACATCAGGCTCTAATAGCTTATTTAACTCTTTTTCATCAAATCCAAGCAATTCGAGGTCAAAATCTTCACTTTGTAATTCTTCAAGCTCAACAGACAATAAGCCAATATCCCATCCTGAGTTCATAGCTAACTGGTTGTCAGCAATGATATAAGCCTTCTTTTGGGTCGCTGTCATGCCTTTTAGCTCAATTACAGGAACTTGTGTCATTCCTAGCTTACGAGCTGCCATAAGCCTGCCATGACCAGCAATAATCCCTTTTTCCCCATCTACCAAAATAGGGTTAGTCCAGCCAAATTCCTTAATCGATGCTGCTATTTGAGCTATTTGAGCATCTGAGTGAGTTCGGCTGTTTTTAGCATAAGGAATAAGGTTTTCAACCTTAACTTGCTCTATTTTCATTCATTAGCCATTGAATCGCTGTTTGCCTCAGCTTGGTCTACATCCGCTTGCACTTGTGGGCTATTTTGCACATTTTTCCATTGGTCTTGAAGCTCTTGCGGAACTTCAGGCTGGTAAATAATGGCATTCATATCCGCTTGTATTTCCTCAATGCTTTGGGGAATTGGATAAGGAATATACACATTAGGCGCTGGCATTTGATTCCTCTTGTGGC